TTAAAGAAAGCCAAAGTGCTGCACTTGCAAAAGAATTGGATAAGGCAACAGCGCCATCCAAAGAGGGTAAAAAAGCAGTCACATTGAAAAAAGCCCCTTGGGAGAAAAATGAAGCAGCTACGATTGACGAAGCAGTAAAATCTGGTAATTTTAAATTTGACAACGGTAAATCAACTAGGATTTCACCTCAAGATGCAAAATTGCTTAATTCAATGTTTAAAGGTTTGAATACAAAAAACCGTAAACAAATGGAATCCGTTATGAAAAAAGATCAAGCAGGTTTTGACGAAATTGTAGGATTTGCAAGAGAAGCACTTCAATAAAGGATTAAAAGGTAATAATATTATAAATATATTACAAATAAAGGACCTAATGATATGAAACTTATTACAGAAATTTTTAACGAAAGTGCCTCAACGAGCACAGAATTAAATGAAGAAACTGGCAAAAAGTCCTACTTCATTGAAGGTATCTTTATGCAAGGTGACATTAACAATCGCAACGGTAGATGTTACCCATCCGAAATCCTTGAGAAAGAAATGGTTCGATACAATAAAGATTTTGTTGAAACCAAACGAGCTCTTGGGGAACTTGGTCACCCTGATGGACCAACCGTAAACGGCGACCGTGTATCTCATTTGATTACTGAAATGAGGAGAGATGGTTCAAACTTTATGGGTAAAGCAAAATTGCTTGGTACTCCAATGGGTGAAATTGTTAAGACATTCATTGACGAAGGAGTTCAGGTCGGTGTATCAACACGTGGACTTGGTTCAGTTAAACCAACAAAAGATGGTATCATGGAAGTTCAATCAGATTTCCATTTAGCTACTGTTGATGTTGTAACCGATCCGTCTGGCCCTAATTGTTTCGTAAATGGTATTATGGAAAATGTTGAATACTTTTATGACATTGCTTCATCTTCTTGGTTGCCTGCGCAGGTTCAAGAACAGGTTGCTGAAGTGATTGAAGAAATTCAACAAGAAGTTGAAACACAATACAAAACAGTTGTCAAGCGGATTGATGAAGCACAAGCAGCTGCTATGTTGAATAAATTTATCGAATCACTCAGAAAATGAAAATTATAAATATTAGGTATAAAGAATATAACAAAAGGAGTAGTAAGCATGTCAGATGAACTACAAGAAAAGTTTGTAGCCGACGATGGTGTTTCTTCAGTTGAAGATCCTGTTACACCAAAAGGCGGTACGGCAAAAAAACACAAGGCTGATGTAGCAAAGAAGGTTGATCCAACACCTGAAAAAATTGCAGCAGTAACACCTGGAATGAAAGAAGATGCAGAAGCTGCTGATGCAGAAGTTGTTGTAGAAGAAGTCGTTGAACTTGACGAATCAATCTCAGCAATGTTTGAAGGCATGGATCTTTCAGAAGAGTTTAAATCAAAAGTAACTTTGGTATTTGAAGCAGCAGTAAATGAAAGTGCTGCGGCAAAAGCTGCCAAAATGAATGAAGAATATTCAACACAGCTTGATGAAGAAATGAAATCTTCAATTGACTCAACTGTCAATGGCCTTGTTGAAAACCTAGATTCCTATCTCGACTATGTTGTAGAAGAGTGGATGACAGAAAACGAAGTTGCTATCGAAGCCGGCATTAAGGTTGAAATGGCAGAATCGTTGATGGACGGTCTGAAAGGACTTTTTGAAGAGCACAACATTGCAATCAATGAAGATACCATTGATGTTGTTGCTGAGCTTGAAGAAGAAGTTGAAGGATTGAAAACTGATGCAAATACTCGTATTGACGAGAACATTGCATTGCAAAAAGAGATCACTTCTTTGCAAGCCGGAAAAGTGTTCGCAGAAGTCACTGAGGATCTTACTCTGACCCAACAGGAAAGAATGAAGGTTCTTGCTGAAAAGCTCGATTTTAATAATATCGAAGAGTACACCGCAAACCTTAATACTCTTAAGGAATCATTCTTTGCAGAAGCAAAAGCCGTAACGGAAGATGCTAATGTTGAGGAAGACGAAATCATTGTAGAAGATACCGTTGTAGCTAAACCTGCATCGGATTATTATACAGTTAATGCTCTCGTCGAGGCTCTTAATGCTAAAACACATTTGAAATAATAACTTTTATAAATATATCCAGAAGAAAACCAAAACAAGGAGATAGACAGATATGACTCAGTCAAACTATCAAGCGCTTGTGGAGAAGTGGGGCCCAATTCTTGAGCACGATTCTTTTTCACCAATCGCCGATCAGCACAAGAAAAGCGTAACCGCTACAATTCTTGAAAACACAGAAAAGGCTCTTATGGAGTCAGGCGACACACAAGTGGGCATGAGCTCCTTGTTGTCAGAAGCCGCACCAACCAATGCTGCAGGTTCCGCACCAGCAGGTTTCAGTTCAGGCGCAACTGCAGCAGGTCCTGTTGCAGGTTACGATCCTATCCTGATTTCATTGGTACGCCGTGCTATGCCAAACTTGATGGCATATGACATTGCTGGTGTTCAACCTATGACAGGCCCAACAGGCTTGATCTTCGCAATGCGTTCGCATTACACCAGCCAAGCTGGTGACGAAGCATTCTACAACGAAGCAGCAACAGGCTTCTCAGGTGCTGGCGCATCTGCGGGTACTGTTGGTTCCGCTGCAACTGCTAATACTGGTACAGGTATGACAACAGCAGCAGCTGAAGCATTGGGCGACGGTGTAGGTGCAGGATTTGCTGAAATGGCATTCTCAATCGAGAAAGTTGCCGTAACTGCAAAATCACGCGCATTGAAAGCAGAATACACAACAGAACTTGCTCAGGATCTTAAAGCCGTACACGGTTTGGATGCTGAAACAGAGCTGGCAAACATTCTGCAATCAGAAATCTTGGTCGAAATCAACCGTGAATTGGTTCGTACAATTTACACAACTGCTAAATCAGGTGCAACAGCTACAGCAACTCCTGGTACATTCGATCTTGACGTTGATGCAAACGGACGTTGGTCTGTTGAGAAGTTCAAGGGCTTGATGTTCCAAATTGAACAAGAAGCAAACGCAATCGCAAAAGGTACACGTCGTGGTAAAGGTAACATGGTTATCTGTTCTTCTGATGTTGCATCAGCATTGCAAATGGCCGGTGTACTCGACTACACACCAGCACTTAACGGTAACAACTTGGCAGTTGATGATACAGGCAACACATTCGCCGGTGTTCTTAACGGTCGTTACAGAGTGTATATTGACCCATATGCAGGCAGCAACTATTTGGTTGTCGGTTATAAAGGTTCAAGTGCATTTGATGCTGGCTTGTTCTATTGCCCATACGTACCGTTGCAAATGGTTCGTGCCGTTGGTGAAAACAGCTTCCAACCAAAAATCGGGTTTAAGACTCGCTACGGTATGGTTGCTAACCCATATGCTGAAGGTGACCACGACTCACAAGGTCTTGGTGCTCTTACAGCAAACACCAACTTGTACTACCGCCGTGTATTGGTATCTAACTTGTTCTAAGAACAATAATAATAAGATATCGGTTAACGATACTACTAAGGAGGGGATTTTCCCCTCCTTTTTTAATGCCAGATTGTAACTTGTAAATTACATTCCCAATGCTTCCATATACATTTGAGTTACAGCATTCTCATTATCTACATCGTCACGGTTACGTTTACGAATTGCAATGACTTTACGTAGAACCTTAGTATCATAACCTCGTCCTTTTGCCTCAACCATCACTTCTTTTTGAGCATCTTGAATGTCTTGCTTTTCTGTTTGCAAACGCTCAAACCGTTCAATAAAAGAACGAATTTCATCTGCTGTTACTTGATATGTGTCTTGTGCTGCCATAATATCTCCTGCTGTTGTAAATTTCATATCACCCATTCTATCACGGTTGACCGCGTCATAGCTTGGGTATCCCTTTTCAAAAACTGGGGCTTCCATTAGAGTTTTCCTTCTTTTCGCATTTGTTGACGAATTTTTGTTGCTGATATGTCATGGATGTCTTTACCCAAATCGTGTTCGGTAAATGTATATCCAACACCACGACCGTAACTAATATCAACAATGTTAGGTACTTCTAAAATCAAATACTCATAACCATTTTCAAATCCGTGTAGTCTAAGACCTGCTTCAATATTATTAATAACGTCAATAATACCAAAAGGATTATCATCTTGTGTTGCGGTACGACCTGCACCTGCATCACCGTCAAAGTTAAATACGTCACGGACCATAATAACAACTTGACCTGTGATTGAATGAGCACGTTTAAATAGTTCGGTGTGACCATCATGCCAAGGTTGCCATCGACCTAGCATCTGTACTGTTGGTTTCTTGTAATCAAACATTATTAATCCTTATATGTCTTTCAATAGCATCTGCTAAACCTTCATCTGTGTTATCAAACCATTTTTCTACATGGTAATTAACCTCTGAAGGTTTTTGAAACATTTTATTAGTATCACCAAATCGACCTTCTTGGATAGTATCCATCCATACGGTATAATCGGCATCAAAGATTTCTCTTGTTTCTTCAAGTGGACAAACGAAATCACAGATAACCATTCGTCTCATTTCTTTTTCGTAATCAGCAATACCTTTCATGCGATAAGCTTGGCGTAAACGAGCAGCTTCACTGAATTCCCAGTCGTTTGCCATTTCACGGATTTTATCGGCATTGAACCAAGCGCAATTCAAACGCTTTTGTAGTCGTTCGGCAAGCCAGGTTTTACCTGAACCCGGCAAGCCAAATATTAAAATCTTCATTCTTCATCCTCATCTGTAGTTGTCATATCAATATCAAATAGTTGGATAGTTAAAGATACAAATACAGTTATAATATAAACGGCAGAAAACCCTGCGAAAAAACTATAGCCTATAGACCATATTGCGTATGCTGATAATGCTGATGCACAGATTAGCAAATACTTATAAGATAAAGGAATATCTTCATTCAAATCGAGAGATATTTCAAATTGTGGTGATAGAACTAACGCACCAACTTTGATAAAATTAAAAAGTGACCAAACAAGCATTGCGCCTGCGATAATTAAATAACGTTCATCTTGCAAATAAGAATACATTGAAATACTTACAAGATGGCAAACTGAAAATAATAATGAGTAATTCATTTAGTGCTCCTATAGTGGTCGGATAATCATTAATGGATCAGCGAGAATAAGGAGTAGCCCGCAAGCTACTCCCCAAATTATAACTGATTTAATATCAAGCATTTGCCATTTCCAATGCTGTATCAAGTGCATCAACTTTACGTTTTGCATTGCCACCAAACCATGCTGATGCCATGCGTGAGTCGGTAGAACGACCTAGTTTGTGGTCAGTCATATAAGTAACGGCATTGTAAGCATTCCACCATGTGCCTGGCGCAAAATCTGCACCTGGTTGATCTTCAACCAATGCCATTGCTTCTTTTGCTGTACGTGCAAGGATTTCTTTTTCCTTTGTTGATTTGCCAAATACAACACCAAAGAATTCTGTAAGCTTCTCATCAGTATAGCGACGAGTACCTAAGAAGTTTGCTGCTTCTTTGAATTGCTGAACCTTGTTATGACCAAGACCAAGAATTTCTTTAACCTTTACAGGATCAAAAACTGAACGGTGGTTCATGCGAACGGATGGCTGACCTTTTTCATTTAACGCCACTGCCAATGTATTGTTACATACAACACGTTCCATTACGAATTTAATATCAATTGCTTTACCATACATATGTGGGTTTGAAAACAACAAGTAACCGTTTACCTCATCACCGTTAAACAATGAGAAACCGTCATTCACGTCTGCCATTGCCCATACAAGTTGGCCATCTTTAAGTGATCCTGCAGTATCCATCTGCATATCACCGTTTGATACAAATTCAGTAAAGAAATCAAATGCGTCGGAATTCTGAACTGGGTTCCAATTCTTACCGACTTGCGTTAGTACTTTACCATCAGTTGAACGGATAAGTGCCTTTGTTCCTGTGGCAATATTCTCACCTTTCCAAGGGGCAAAACATTCTACTTCTTCAACTGACCAATCAAGTCCTGCGGCTTGCATCATTTCCTGTGGTGACATATTATCATCAACTGGTGTGCCTAGACCGTGCCAAGGTAATCCTTGACTTTTGCGATATGCCATTTGTGCTTCGCCGTTTACCATTTCAAGTTCGTGTGCCATGATATTTTTCCTAAGTTTGTTTGTTACGATATATTTAATATAT